CATGTCGCCCAGAGCTTTAGAGCCTGCTTTCATCATGGCGGCTTGGATGACGTTGGACGCTTTACCACCAGTCAACGCGGCAGTGGCTGTACCCATGAGCACATCGGTCAAGATGGTGCGCTGAGTGGCGTCAAGTTTTGTACCGTCAGGATCAAACGACTTGATTGCGTCCGTCACAATGCCGGAGGCAGAGATAATGCTGCCCATGATGGCAGCAGACGGGTTGGGGTTGTTTGTAATCTGCGCAGTGATGGCTGATTGAATAGCCGCCTGTGCGGTAGGAGGCAGTGTTTTAAACTTACCCCCTGTCATCTCATCAACTTTACCCAGCACTGCGCCGGTAGCTGCACCCACACCGCCAGAGATAAACGCTTTGAGGGGGTCTTGATTGGTTACAACTGCAACAGACGCAGCGGCTGCGCCACTACCAAAAATCTGCCCTGCAATCGCGCTGTCAGTAGCTTTGGCTACTGCGGTAGTGGCTTTTCCGCCAACATAGGAACCAATCTCTTGGGCCACGTACGCTTTGGCAGTGGCTTCAAGAACATCCCCCAAATCGCCACCCTTTGCGGCAACATCTGCACCTTCAATGAGTGGGAGTGCCCATGCGTTACCCGTGGCAATCGCAGCAACCTGCGCAATGGTTTTTATTGGGTTATCAAGCGCGGCTTGGATAACATTGCTGACTGTTGAAAGAACTGGGTCGATGATCTTGTCAACGACAAAATCAGCCAACTTAAAGACGGCTTTACCAACTGACGATATGGCATCACCAACTGCGCCTATTACGTCCCCAACAAAATCAGCAACTGCACCCATTACGCACCCTTTAATACGACGTATGCACGCATTGCACCTGTGTTCAATTTATACACTTGCATGCCCCACTCTTGAAGTTCGGGGCGGCGAGCGATTGTGTTGAACAACTGCAAAATCTTTTTGTCTGAGAAGTCGCTGGTCATGCGTTCAACTCCCTGTTCCGGCAATGCTTTGACGTACTTGATGGAGCTTTCCAAATAGTTCCGCGCAGTATCCGCGTTAAACGCACGCATGGCAACTTCTTTACCGTCTTCGCTGTAATGCGACATGAACACAGTGTTGCCAATTTGCTCAACTTTGGTGTTGGGCATAGAGCCTTCGGAGATGACGGAGAGGATGGCCGCTTGCAGGGTCACGTTTTTGGGTAACTGGCCAGCGTCTTTGGCTTCCCCCACAGCACGTGCAATGATGGTGGAGGTGTCTAATTCTTCTTTGTTACTATCTACAAGCTGCATGGTCAGGCTCCTATGGACAGCACTGCGGCTGAATAAACATTCCCCATACCCGCCGCAAGGCTAAGCACCAATCCTTCAGGGGTCGGTAAGGGCTCCGATAAGAATACGCGGTCTTCTTCGGTTCGGTTTTTAATCGCTGGCATGGTTCCTTCCCGCAAAGAGTCAACCAAGAGCGCAGTTTCCAGCAGCCCACTGGCTCCCATTGTATGCCCAATGACAGGTTTATAGGAAGTGGCAACGAAGCCATCCGGGAGAATTTGCGATAAAGCATTGCGTTCTGACACGTTATTGGATAGTGTCCCAGTCCCGTGAGTTTTGACAATGCGTACTGCACTGCTTGAAACACCCGCAACTTCAATGGCACCTTGCGCCGCTTTGACAAACCCAAGGCCAGAATCAAGTTGCCCAAGGGCGTTGGTGCATGGCTCACTGGCGGTGTACGCCCCCATGAGTTTGGCCAGAGGTTTAAACCCCGACGAAGCCACCCCTTCATCAGACTCAAAGACGGCAAAGACAGCGCCTTGGCCAACGTGAAAACTACCGTTCTTGGAGTCAAAAGCAGACGGGACGATGCCTTCATCAGCCTCACGCTTGGCAGTCAGACATGCCTTGGTCTCACCAAAGAACTCCAGTACCAGATTTGATACGGCGTCCTCCACGGACAGAACAACTACTCGGGTAAACCCGTAGAAGTTCAGCAAAGTCTGCACGTCCATGAGCGCCTTGAGGCTGGATGCGCAGGCCGTAGAGTCGGTCACGATGTGATCAGACGCCCCGCACGCTTGGGCAATTCGGCTGGCGTAGACCTGCGTCAATGTCAAAGGTAAGGGTTTGTACCTATATGACAGTTGGGAATCCCGAGGGGATGAGGGGATGCCAGCAAAGTGAGCGTTGCCTGCCGCCAAGATGAACGCCGTCTTCTTGGATGGGGTATCCCGCAGGAGTTTGATTAACTCAGGGTCAAGCACCTTCTCGGCAAGCCGATGCGGGGGGTAAAACAGGCCCGTGGAGACGCGAGCGTAGGTGTCGGGTAGCCAGTGTACCCGCTGAGGGAAAGAAATGTCCTCAAGCAGTTCTGTGGCCTCGGTGGATATGGTTCGGGTGTGGGTTAGCGCAATCATTTGGCCAACTCCATCGCGGCATCGACCGATTCGGGTTCTTGGGTTTTGTGTTGGTGCACCTGCGCCATCAGTTCAGCGGGGGTGGTAAATGTGAAATGCTTGGCTATCTCGTCGTCCAGACCGTAGATGTCTTCCAAGTAGATGAGCATCATCAGCCCATCCATGCTGTCCAGACCCGTTTCAGGGAAGGGGATGTCCATCGTTTCGATGGGTACGTAGGCGGTAAAAGCGGGTCGGACGTGACGCGCTAACCGGTTAAAGAGTTCAAGTTCGTTCATGTTCGCACCTTTGTAAAGAGGGACGCATAGTATCTCTCACGGCGAGGTACGAATCAACGTCAAGCGGTGCGTTGTTACACGGTATTACGGCGGAATCGTAGAAACAAAAGACATCGTAGCAACAACCGATTGGGTCGATGGTTTAGTTGGCGTGCCAGAAGCGGCAAGATGCTGGATGGTTACAGCAACGTTAGGCACAGACCAATAAATCTCAACGTAGTCATTTGCCGCCATATTTAGAAAATAGTTCCATCCAACGATTGCGTGCCCATCCGTACCAGCGTGTCTGTTTGGAATAGAAACAAAGCCTGTTGATCCGGGAATGTCTACACCGTTTTGACGAAGCCAGATGTACACATCTTGGAAAGCAGTATCCGTATTTTGAAACTGGGCACTAAATTGCAAGTTGTATACCCCTGCCGTGGCCACCGTGATTTTGGAAGAACTGATTGATACGCCATTTGCAAAATCCGTGGTGTTCAGCGTCATCAACGTAGCAGTGTTCACCACAGCAGTTTGATCTTGGTCGCTGGAAAAAGCTCCGTACGGAACTGATAGTGTTTCCAGTTGCCCCACGATACTTTGCAAGCGGGTGAAGTACAACCGCAAGACGCTGTTCAACTGATCTTGATACTGGCGCTGGTAATCCTCCGGCGCTTGCGGCAGTGCAGGCGGCGAGATGCGTTGAAGTTCAAACTCAGAGGTGACAATCATCGACGGCCATCCGAGCGCATGTCAATACGAGGTGCACCCAACTGCCAGTTCACGCCCAACTCGGTGGACTCAAACTTGATGGACATCTGGCGACCACGCACCCGAGTAAAAATCTGCCCCGTAAATTCTTCAATGGGCAGCGTGGCAATCCGTGTGATGGATGCAAAACTCTGGTTGGCCACAGAGTGGTCAGCATCCGTTGCTGAATTAACCGAGTACCCAGAGCCAGAGTTCTTCAATGGCAACAGGTACATCGTAGCGCTGGGCGAAGCCGCCGTAGAGCCTTCAAACGTAACGTCAGGCAAGACGCGCCATACAAACATGAAGTTGTGGCCATCATCCAAGTCAAACTGCGCCGAGATAATAGAAGCCACAATCGGCAATGTAGTGGCTGTAGCGTTGTCGTCCAACCCGTCTTCATGATTCACGATGTTGTTGTAATACGTTGCAGCCAGTGGGTAGTCACGCAGGCCAGAGTCCAGCCATGCGGTGCGTGCCATATTGCCGTAGTACCACACGTTTTCCAAGTAGTTGTAGACCACATACTTGTCAATGTCGATAGAGTTTGCGGAGCAATAGAACCACCAGATTTCATTAAAGCCTTCGTTGGTGCCTGAGCACACCTGCGCGTACTGCGAGGTGTTGATGTCTTCAAAGACGTAGCGGCGCAAGTCGCAGTTCAATGTCTGCGTGCGACCATCGTATTTATAAAACTTGTCTTTGCCCATCCAATAAGCCACGCCCGTGGCGTACGACACGGCGTTTTGACCCACGATGGAGATGTTCTCACCCACAAGCTGCGCACCCCAGACAATCGGTGCACCCACGTACTGGAGTGAATACAGTGCGGCATCTGTCCACACCAAAACTTCTTGCCGTGACTGGGTAGCCGTGACGATTTCAGAGCCACGAGACAAGCGCAAGAAACCCGCTTGGTTGGTCGATGCGGGTGTCCAGTTGAACGGGTCTTCTTGGTCAGACCAGCGAATCAACATCGGGTCAACCACAGAGGAGCCGTAATCGTTGCAACCAAACGCAAACACAAACCGGCTGATGTCAGACACCAACAAATAGTTCTGCTCGATTGGCACGTCCGTGGCACTTCCAAAGTCAGCCAACTTATATCCGTTTGACAGGATACGGCATACACCCACAGCGGCAACAGTAACTTGGATGAGCGCCCCCGAGGGAGTCAGTGAGATATTGAACGAAGAACCTGCGGCATTGCGTACGTAATACATCTCGCCGGGAAGAATGCCCACCGGCATAGTAGACCCAGAGTCAGGTGCAAAGCGAAGTGGTGTACCGTTAGCGTATTCAGCAGCGGCAGTGATCACTGTGGGGTTGGCCACGGTTGCAGAGAACGTGATTGGTGTGTAGCCAGACGTAGCATCCCAGTAGTAGATTGGGCCTTCGCGGGGGCCAAAGATCAAGTCTTCGCCGTAGTTCTGCTGACTCCACAAACGAATAGCGTCCGTAGATGCTTCACCAATACCCCAAGGGCCAGCGCCCCAAGGGCCAGCACCCCAACCAACCAACGGCACCACATAAGCAGGGCCAACATTGATTTGATACAGCGCATAGACCGTGCCGCCACCTGCCGCCACACTTGACGTGGCGTTTGCGCTTGCCGTGATGGTGTATGTGGTGGCCCCAGTGACCGTAATTTCGTATTGGCCAAAGATGGTCAGCCCACCCACGGCTGTTGCGTTGTAAAACGTCACAAAATCGCCGTCAATATAGCCACCATTGGCATCAGTCACCTCAACAACTGGCGAGCCAACAAATGTTTCAAACGGGTTGGTCAGCGTGACCTGATCGCGGAAGGGGGTGATGTCGTTGTAGATACCGCCTGCTGCAAGATAGAACTTGAGATTGGTACCAACGCCAATCAGATTGATGCCGCCAAGGGTCACCCAGTTCCACAATGAACGGCACACCCCTAAGAAGGTTGCCGAGGAGATACGTGTCCAGCCGCCGATCTTTTCAGGCGTGCCTTGACGAAAGCGAATCTTCTCGCTCTCGTACCAGCCCCCTTCGTTGGTGTATCGCGTGTTTTCACGGTTCACACCGGGCTTGAGCAGTATCTTCTTTAGTGGCACGATTTACCCCACGTTCCGTTCAAAATGCGGGCAGTCCACCAAGGACTTGAAATTGCCTCCCCAACGGTTTTTTGGGTGGAGGGATTCCCAGTATGCACCGAGCGGAGCAAGGATGCCCTTGTCCCAGATTATCTGTCCATCCTTAAAGAAGTTCAAGTCGATGGCACAGCGTTTGAGGTGGATAGAGTTCATGGTTTTGGAGCGCCCTGCCTTAACATGCAAAGCCTGTTGCTCAGGTGTGCGGGCTAATTCGCCCCCAGTGACCATGAATCCTTGCTCAGTGGCGTATTTGATGAGGGCGCAGGCATCCAGTAGGAATGCAGCTTGTTCTTGACTCAGGCTCATTCTTTGTCCTTTCTGCGCATTTCCATGACCTTTTCAACGGTGCGGCCACCAAAGTAGGCAGTCATGACCAACATGCCCCATTGACCGAGCAGGTTAACGTAAGCCTCATTAACCTCAATACCTGCGGCGCTTAGACCCGCAAAAAGCAAGTAGGCGGTCAAGATGTAGACAAGCGTGCCGGGGCGAATATTCTTTGACATCCACGAATCAGAAGACATGTCTGCTTGCCAGCGTTTGCTGACGTTATCTTCTTGGTTGGCTTGCGCCTTGAGCAATGCTTGGAGTTCTTCTTGCTCGATACGAGCTTTCTCAATACCGAGTTCAAGCAAGCGTTCTTCATGGTCAAACTGAAGCTGGCGCAGTTTGCTGACTTCAGCATCAGATGGGTTGTCGGAAATCTTTACACCAAGCGCGTTCTCAACAACCTCTTTGCCTTTAGCTTGGATAGCAGACGACAAAAGGCCCAGACCATTCTGGGCCAATGTGCCGAGGAGGGATGCAACAATTGGAATCATGGTCAACCCTTTAGGTCAAAACTTAAATTGGGGTGGCGCGGGTACTGCACAACGCGCTCACCTTCTGGACATTTGTACTTGATGGTCGCCAGCAAAGTTGCCTTACCGCTGGCAATCTTTTCTTTTTGCACCATCGTAAGTTGATATGTGAATGTGTCAATCTCTGGCCCTGCTGGGCCACTGAATTTACTGGCAGTAGTGGTTGCTGCATGCACCATTCCTGCTGCATCACGGATGCTTGGTGTGAAGCTCTCAACAGAGCAGTCGTCACGTTTTTTAATTCGCGCAACGGTGACGTTTATTGGCTGGCCAGCTTCTGCCACGATTTTGAAGTTTTCAGGCGACCACTCAATGATTGCCCTATCAAACCAACCAAATTTATCAGCAAGCGTGTAACTGCCGCCCAGTGCGGCAACACTGGCGGCAATCGCCCCAATAGCTTTGGTTACGTCAACCATGACGTATTCCTCACATTACGCCCCCAAACATCGGGGGCAGTGTTGTTACTTGGATGGCCACGTTCTGCTTCAACTCCAGCGGTTTGCCGCAATCAGAGCAGGTGTCGGCGGCAAGCTCCGCCTCATCCAAGTCGTAACCACAGTGGAGACACACGGCCTCCACCTCGTGGGCTGCTTCTATCGTGCCATCAGGCAGCGTCTGAGGGGGCTTGTGCAACTTCATTGCTTACGTCCGGCATCGGCACTTGTGGCATAGCTTGTTCGCGGATGGCTTGCACCAGATCAGCAACTTGCTCGTAGGGGGCTTTAGCTAATGCGCCTAAAACAAAATTCACCGCACCGAGGGGCAGTTCCAGTTTGATAGGCGTAGCGTTCAGTTCTTGGTCAGTCATATTTACTCCGTTTTATGCAACCGCTGAGATGGGGCAGCGGCGAGACCCCATAACATTATGCCGCAGGTGCCCAAGGCAGCGGTGTGTTTTGGGGGCTGACAGGCGGTGTAATCATGCTGTCAATTTGACCCTGCACACAGGCTTGTGCGCTTGTAATGGCTGACTCAGGAATCCAACCAATGACGGTTGCTTCTGTCAACTGATCGTAAGGGATGAATGTGCCTACTTGGTCAGCAGAGTTGAACTGCGTGTTGCCACCGATGGATGCGGTGTTAGCGCCGTCCACGCCAGTGACTTCCCAGAGGGCGTTAACGACATAGTTAGGATCAGGCTGTTGCAGTGTGTACATAGCCGTGATTTTGGTTGTAAAAGTGGTCATGATGTTTCCTTTTAAGGTTTAGTTGTGGGGGCGGTAGGCCAGTTAATGCCAGTTAAAACGCCCGTGGCGTCGTAATCTGGCGTGCTGTTGGCAGGGAGGTCTCGCAAGGCTTCTTGGTATGCTTTCCACTCGTCTGGGATAGGCATGCCACGAGACATGCACTTCATTGTCACAGAGTCAGACTCAACCAACAACGCATCACGTTTTTTACGCAACTCAGTCATTGCATAAGTTTGCAAAACAGGCTCTTGCGCCAAAAATTCAGCATAAGTAAAGCCCCACTCAGAGGAGGCAACTGGAACAGAGGCTCCTTCTGGGTTTCGTTTGTAAATGCGAACAGAGGCCAAAAACTCTTGCTCATTTGACGGCGTGCCATCCACTTCACACTTAGAAAAGTTTTGAAATTGCGGCAGTAAAGACAGCATCATTGAGATTTTTGCAGACATTGTTTTTCCTTATGCGAGTGTGATGGCTTTAGAACCCAAGTTCAAGAAACGTGCTTGATATTTGATGGTCTTACCAGAACTATTGCTGATGGTAGTTGCACCAGCAATTGGGTTTGTAATGGTGATGCTATTGACTGAAGAATAAACACTAAGCGAGCCGTAGGTGTTGTATGTATTGCCATGCGTTTGCGCACACATATTGGTTGTATCGTAGCCAGCAGAGCCATCTGCGGCGGCAGTTGTAATCAAAATAAAACCACCAGAACCATCGCCGCCGTAACCATTGACGTTGATCACTGCGCTTGAGCCAGTGTTGATAGAGCCTGATTCGCCAACGCGCGAAATGGCATGGTTGTCAAGACCGGGACGCGAGTCAATTGCGTTGCCGGGGCCTACGTTTCTCCAATACTGACCAATATAGCCATCGCCATCGGACATAACCATGTAACTGTTTGCAGTGCGAATGTCGAGGCCCCCTTGGTTACCGTTGAAGTTGCCAAGGATTGAGTTTTTAGCGCCTGTGGTTATGTTTTGACCACTGGAATAAAAGGCACTATTTGAGCCGACAAACGTGTTCAAATATCCTGTCGTTACAGAGTACCCAGCACCTTGACCAATAAACGTGTTGTCATACCCCGTCGTAGTGTTGTATCCGGTGGTTCGACCTACAAATACGTTTGAGTAACCAGTTGTAGTAAGAAGACCTGCTTGATACCCAACAGCTACGTTGTTACTTGCAGTGGAACTGGTTGTAAGAGCCGACCCGCCAACAGCTACGTTAGTAGTACCCGTGGTGTTACCGCCAAGGGCAAGGTCGCCAACTGCAACATTCAAATTTGCCGTAGTATTGTTTCTAAGAGCGCCAACACCAATTGCAATGTTACTTGCACCGGTTGTGTTGTAGTACAGCGCAGGAAGTGTGCTACCGTCAAATGAACCAACTGCAACATTTCGGCTACCTGTAGTGCTGGCGTTCATTGCCGCATAGCCAATAGACAGATTGCCCGCGCCCGTTGTGTTAGCGCCTAAAGAAGACTGTCCAATTGCAATGTTGAAGTTTCCAGTTGTATTTGCAAATAACGCAGACCCAGCAAGTGCTGTATTACCTTCACCCGTTGTGTTTGATTTTAGTGCTTGGTTGCCAAATGCATTATTGTTAGTTCCAGTGGTGTTTGAGTAAGCCGCCTGATAACCAACTGCGGTGTTGCCTGATGCTGTGGTGTTTAAAGCAAGAGCCAAATACCCTAAAGCAGTATTGTTTGAGCCTGTTGTATTGTATGCAAGCGATGAATCACCCACTCCCGTATTTGCTGTTCCAGTTGTGTTTGTATTGAGTGCTTGCGTGCCAACGGCAACATTTCGTCCCGTAGTATTAGAAAGAAGCGCCTGATAACCAACTGCAACGCTGTAACTTCCGGTGGTGTTGGAGGCTAACGAACCAGCGCCTACGGCTACGTTGTATGACCCTGTGGTGTTATTACGCAAAGCAGGGCTGGTAAGAAGACTTCCACCCACACCTACGTTTTCAACACCAGTTGTATTGGCGTATAAAACAACTGAACCAAGAGCAGTATTCCCGCCCGCTGTGTTGTTATAAAGCGCCTGATTGCCAAAAGCGCTGTTGTATGCGGCAGTAGTTGATGATCTTGCGGCGTTATTTCCAAAAGCAACGATGTCGCCAGTCGTGTTGCTAATAGCCGCTTGATAACCTACTGCCACATTGCCAGATGCAGTGGTATTGTCTCGTAGGGCTTGCTGACCAACCGCTACGTTTTGCGCTCCAGTTGTATTTACATACAATGAACGATAACCTACTGCCACGTTGCTTGATGCTGTGGTGTTGAGGTAAAGGGCTTCTACGCCAACTGCAATATTGTTGCCGCCTGTGGTGTTGGCGGCCAGCGTTAAAGAACCAACGGCAGTGTTGTTGTTTCCTGTTGTATGTAAAAGAAGAGAGGCTCGTCCTATTGCAGTATTTTCCGAGCCTGTAACAATCCCTGCGCCTAACGCATTGCTGCCAAATGCCGCATTGTTTACGCCTGTGCCATAACGATATGCTCTATAACCAACAGCAGTCGTGTCCGTACCAGTAAGGTTACTTGATAAAGCACTAACACCAAAAGCAGTATTGGTAGACACAGCGCCACCACCACGACCAACATTTAGGCCATAAACGGTCAAGTCAGCCCCTGCGTACAAAAGGTTAGCTGAGTCAACCAACAAGCCGCTTGTTGATACAAAAGCTACACGGCCAGTAGTCAAACCCTGAAGGTATATGTTGCGAGGACGATTACCACCTGTTGTGCCAATGTCGTATGTGCCGTCTGGACTAAACAGCAAATTGCCGCCAAGGGTCAGGCCAGCGCCGTAAGTAACAGCACCTCCAAAGTACGCCGCACCAGCAGCCACATATAGTGAGTATGGGTTGGTGATCGTGACGTTTGTGCCAGCGCTTGGAGCGCCTGCAATGTACAAGGTCGATGCGTTGGTGTAAGTAACCGAAGCGTTAGTCGCAGCAATTGGCGTAATAGCCAAAGAACTGACTGCCCCTGTTGCGTTTGTTGCACTTGCAGCAGAGGTTGTATCCGTCACCGTGCCAGTACCGATATACAACTTAGCGGGGGTTGCGGGCGCAAACACAGCAGTGCCGCTGAAGCTGGTGTTGCCAAGTGTCAATGTCTTGACCAACGTGCTCAGGCCGGGGTTTGATAAACCACCCACACTCAAAGTCGTACCGTCAAACGTCAGGTCAGCGTCGTCAATAAACTGACCGCCGGTAGTCAGGTAAGGAACGCGAGTCGCAGTGCCATTGCTCCAAACAAGTTTTGGTACGGACACAGAACCTGTGCCATTGGGAGTCAGCGTGATGTTGCCATTGACGCCTTGAGCAATCTGAATCGTGCCTGAGTTTGAACCGTTGTTGGTCGTCAAGTTCAAGCTACCTGTACCGTTGGTGGTCAACGTAGCGTCAGTGTTTGAGTCACCGATCTGCACGCGGTCAGCAGACAATATCACATCGCCTGTACCGTCAGGAGTCAGAGTAATGTTGCCGTTCACGCCGTTGGCAATCACGACAGTACCAGAGGTTGTGCCTGAGTTGGTAGACAGTGTGAGGTCAGCAGCGCCACCGGTGGTCACCGTGAGAGCGCCTGCACCATTAGATGTCAGGGTGGCTGCGGCAGCAGAATCACCAACACGCACTGTGTCAGCGTCCAGTTGAACGTCGCCTGTACCGTTGGGTGCGATCACCACGTTGCCGTTGGTGTCGGTTGAAGACAGGGTGTTGCCATCAAGACGCAGGTTGTCTACGTTGATGAGCGTGGCCGCAGTTGTTGCACCAATCGACACACCGTTGATCGTGCCACCAGAGATGGCCACCAGAGCCATCGTTGCAGTGCCGTCGATGTACAGGTCTTTCCATGCGTTTGCAGCAGCGCCCAGATCACGAGCATTGTCAGTCGAGGGCAACAGGTCGGTGTTAAACCGTGCAGTGGCTGTGATGGTGTCGCTTGTCGCGTTACCCAGTGTGGTGTTGCCGTTGATTGTGGCGTTACCACCCACAGTCAGATTACCAGTGATGTTGCCATCAACGATGGTTGTCACGCATGAATTGACGTTTGTGCCGTCACAGAACAAGAATGCGGTATTGCCAGCAGCGACTGCCACACCTGTACCAGCAGAGGTCTTCAGGGTAACAGCGTAGGACGTGTTGTTTTGCAACACGTAGAGCTTGGCTGCGGCAGGGCAAATGATTTCAGCAGCGGCAGTTGGAGCGCCACCACCAGTAGCTGCAACGAGCATGGCACAACGTGACTCTGAAGTCGTACCGTTGGCTGTGGTCAGCGTGTGGGCGTTACCAGTCCAAGTGTTGATCGTTACAAGACCGGCAATGGCTTGCTCAATCATCGAAGTGATGTTGTCGTTAACAACGTCACCCCATGTACCAGAGAGTTCGCCGGTGACGGGGAGCGCCAATTTCAGCGTTGGTGTGTATTGTGTGGTCATCTGTTTACCCTCTTATGTGACAACTTGTTGCCAGCCCGCAGTTTGCGTATCACCCACAACAACCCATGTGGGTGTTTGAGCATCATTGATATTTTGCCAGTTTGCTGACTGTCCGTCATCTATCTGGCCCCAAACATTTACTTGTCCTATTTCACCCGTGGCAGAAACCCCAGTTGGAGTAGCTGTTGCGCCCCCAGAAGCTACCACAGTTCCAAGCTCCATCGTGCCAGAAACGCCTGTGACGCTCACAACAATCGACAGAGCAAAGGTTACTTGGCCAACTGCGCCGGTAGCCTCTACGCCCGTTGGATAGACCTCAGCGGTGCCTGTGACGGTAACGGTGCCAAGTTCACCTGTGGCAGACACGCCTGTGGGGGTAACAACCGCCTCACCAACAATGGTGACAGTACCTACTGCGCCTGTGGCGGATACCCCTGTGGGGAAGACATTGGCCGTGCCGGAGACTTGTACAGTGCCAAGCTGGGTTGTGCCATCGACTCCTGTGACTTGGACAATAGCGTCTGCTTGCACCACCACAGTACCGACTTGGCCTGTGGCTTGTAGCCCCGAGGGGTATACGATGGCATCGCCTGTAACATCAACAGCACCAACAAAACCTGTGGCGGATACCCCTGTGGGATAGACGATGGCCTCGGCCACCACTACGACCGTACCTATGGCCCCCGTTGCGGAGACCCCGGTTACAAAAACATTTGCGTCAGCAGCAACGACAACTGTGCCTACCTGACCCGTAGCCTCAAGGCCCGAGGGGTAGACGTTTGCGTCTGCGGTGACAGCAACTGTACCGACCTCGCCGGTAGCAGTTACATCTGAATGGCCGACACCCCACCCTTGGGAGCCCCAAGCAACGCCCGAGGCACCCCAACCTTCAAAGGCTACCTTTGCATCAGCCACCTACTCACCGTTAGGCGATGCGCAGGATCGCGTTGGTCGCGTCTGCGGCGGGGAACTGAATGGTGAAGTTGCCCGCAGTTGAAGTCTTGTCGCCACCAAAGTCCAGCACAGCAACCGCAGGGTTAGTTGTACCGTTGGCCAAGTAGATCAACGCGCCACGCGCAGTGATTGTAGCCGTTGACCATGTGGTGTCCGCAAAATCAATGAACGCTGTAGTGCCCGAAGACGTGGGTACTTGACTGACCGTTAGGATGTTGCCACCCGCAGAGTAACCGGTGCCCGACACCTCGTTGGATGTGCTGTATGCAGTCGTAGCTGCGCTCAGCGTAGCAGACGACGTAAACAACGCGATTTTAAAAACTTGAGTTGTGCCTGTATCAAAATCAAAATCGGCGCTAAGAATGCCAACTTTGAACGATGTGCACATTGCTTGTGTGATTGCCATTTTCTAAACTCCTTAA